TTTTATATATTCTTGCATATGTATAAGAAGGATACAATTTTAAACCAGTTGTTTTTTCCATTTGTGGTTGACATTTTAACATTAATGTTTCCATAGCTATGTCACTATAATGAGAGTAAGTGTTAGGAATTTGTGCATCCACGCCTTCATAACAACCAGAAGTTTGTTCATAGGGTGAAATATATTTATGTTGCAGAAAGGTGTCGTAAACTTGTTTTTTTATTCTAAAATAATTATATAAATACAAAGCTAAGTCTTTGCTGATAGCTTGTTTCACAATTTCATATTTATGTTTTTTAAACATCTTTGGCCATTTGTTTTGGGATTGCCTGTATGTTAAAGTGTATAAATCTAAAAGGTTCTTTTCCATGATCTACAGCAAATTCGTGTGCAAGATATCCTGGAAATAATATTAATGTTCCGGGTTGAGGTAGATAATGAACCAAATCATGTCCAGGCCAAACACCTTTTAAATTTGGTTTCATGTCTAGTTTTGTGGCTCGTGCTCCGGTTTTAGGTTCATGAAAAAGTGGAAACGAAGTTTGGTTACTACACTTTAAAAAATAAAAACCATTGACGTGAGTGTTCCAATGAACGTGTGCGGAATGATGTCCTCCACCTTTCTTTGCAAATTCTTGAACCCACAGCTGTTCAAAAAATGTTGTGTACTTACTCATATCATATCCATGTTGATCTAAATATTGCCATGATTTTTCTCCAACATAATCTCTAAAATCAATAAAATTATTGTCTAACAGTAATGTTGTAGAATGATGACTAGTTCCAAAATCACCGTGTTTCTTAATGTGTTCTTTATTTCTTTTTTTAGCTTCTTTAATATACTTATTAGAAGAATGCGTTAATGATTTAACAAATTCTGGTTTCTGCTCTACCCAAATAGGAACGCTAAAATAGTTATAATTTTTCATACTTTCATTTTTATGTATAAATATATTTTTTTAAATAATCAAGTAAATTAAGTTTGTATTTTGTTTTTTCTATTGCATTCTGTTTTTTATAATTTAATTCTTTTATTAGAGGTATCCAATCTTTCTTCATGTTTTCTATACTTCTATAATTATTATACACTAGGGTAGGTATATCTGTTGGAGACCAGTTCATGCCTGCGGCTATACAATGCATCCCACCTCTTTGATCAAAATGAAAATCATGCATTTTATTATGAGCAATAGACTGAAACCCAACAAGATGGTCTTGTTGTAGAGTAATTAATTTATCGCACCATTGTTTATTAAAACAATGTCTCCAATATGGCGTATCATCTCTAACAGATAAAGCGTAATGCATTGCTACAAATTCAGAAAACTGTTTAAAAGTTTTCTTGCATCTGTAAGTAAAATTATCTTTTTCCCATTGAGTTACTTTTTCTCTTTGGAGGCTTCTAAGTAAATGCCATAAGAAGTCATGGACAGAAAATAATCCATTACTCTCTAAAGGTTCTATAAATCCAGCCGACAAACCAATTGCAACTACATTCTTAACCCATAGTCTATTGTGAATACCCACTCTCATTTTTATTTTTTTAAATTCTAAAGCTTCTTGACCTAAATGTTTTTTAAATTCTTTTAATGCTGTTTCATCATCTACAAACTTACTAGAATAAACATAACCTGTTCCAATTCTTGACCAAAGAGGTATGTTCCATACCCAACCATTTTGAATAGCGGTGCAGTTTGTATAGGGAACTAATTCTTTTTTTTTATTTTTATATTTTATTCTTGTAGCCCAGGCCGAATCATTCGGTAGCATATCAGCATAAGATTCAAAAGGTTCTTTTAAACTTTTGCCCAAAAGTAAAGATTTAAACCCAGTGCAATCTATATACAAATCCGCTTTATATTTATTGTTTAATGATTTTATTCCATTTTTATCTTGTTCAACAGATACAATATCATCAATTATATGTTTTACTTTTTTACAACGATTGTCTCTTAACCAAATGCCAAACTTTACGGCATCAAAATGAAATGCATGCTCTCGACTTGTGTCAAATTTATTTTGATTAACGTAGGCCATTTGTGTTGGAAAAATGCATTCTGCATAATCTGAATTAGATGTTTTTGGATTAGATAATTTTTTAAACCACCAATCATTTAAAAAAGCAGAATTATTTTCAATTTCAGGGAGACCAAAAGGATAGTGAAACTCTGATCTTTTTTTATAAAAATTTGTAAATTTAATTGATAATTTATAACTAGCATCAGTGTCTTTCATAAAGTCTTTGTCTTCTATTTTTAATAAACGAGTCCAATCTTTAATTCTTCCTAAAGTGCTTTCCCCTACACCTATACTAGATATGTTTTTTGATTCGATTAAAGTTATTTGATGTTGAGGTAGTTGAGACTGTAGGGTTGCTGCTGTCATCCAACCCGCACTTCCGCCCCCAACTATTATTATTTTCATTATAAGACCCTGTGCATTTCTGAAATAGGAAATTTTAAATTGTTTCCTCTTATATCGTGAAAAAAAGTTAATAAAGTTAGTCTGTCTTCAGAAACATTTTTATCATAAAAACCATCAACACCATGCCATTGAGAGCCGTCAAATATTACTATTCTATTAAAAACACTTTCAACCTCTACAGTTTTAATAAAACAAGAATTATTTTCTTTTAAAGCTTCGTAGTATTTTTTATCAAATTTTTTATTTTTAGAATAGTATTCTTCTTTTACTTGATAATTTTTACCTCCATTAAAAAAACTATTTTTTCGATATATAGAAGTTCCACAACCTTTGTGTTTTGATAGATAAACAATAGCTGTTAATTGGTGGTTAGAATCATTATGAACCCAACCTTGTTTTACATCTCCCTCACAAGGAACTTTTTGAAAATATTGCTGTGCTACCCAGTCCATGTTTTCAAAGTTACTAGGAAATATTAAACTCATAATTTTTTTAGTTGTATACTGAAAAAAATTTAAATTAATTTCATGCATTAAGTTTGTTCTTTCTCCAGGCCATTTACCTAAATCAGCATCTCTTGAAAAATTTAAACGTTCACTAAATTTAACCACTTGATCAGGGTTAGGAAAAAAATTATCAATTATATATGTTGGATATAACATTATTTAAAAGGATCTCCTACCTGCCAAGACACTAATGAATATCTTGTGCCCGATGTTACTGGTTTTACTCTATGCCACATGAAAGAAGGAAATATGATTATAGAGCCTTTAGGTAATTTATTATTAATTCTATGTATATGTTTGTATTCATCTCTCATATTAGGATTATAATTCCTAGAATCAAATTCAAATTCTCCACCTTCATATTCATTGCTGTTTGATAGTATACAAGACATAGACAGTTTTCTTATTTTATCGTCACGAGACTTTTTAAGAATAGTGTCTGTGTGCCACGTATAATATTGACCTATTTTATATTTTGTAAATTGACAGTCTTCTGAATAATCCCATTGAAAATTCCACCCTGCTTTTTTATTTGCTTCTATAACAAAAGGATGAATTTCTTTGTAAATCCAGTTTTCATTAAGCCAAACTATATTAGAATCTCTTACACTTTTTAATTTTTTTAAATCTTCTTTTGATAATTTTTTCTTTTCAAAACCACCAGTTACAGCTATGCTATCTTTTTGAGATAAGGAATATCTTACTACTTCATCACAAAATTTATTTGTTAAACCATTTTTAAAAACCCAATAATAAGCTGCTGAATCAGGACCATTCAAATTAGAAAGCATCATAAATTATAGTTTGTATAAAATTAAAATTTTTTTCTTGAAAAGAAGATATTTGATAAACAAAATTTACTGGAAAAAAAATAAAATTATTTTTTTTAAGTTCAATTACGTCGCTACATTTTACATCTTTATTGTCTGTGTATTGTAATCTAACAAAACAATTAGAAACATCTATGCCGTATAAAGCAACTAAGTTTCCTGTTTCTTCAGGGAAAGACGGACTTAATTGCCTTAAAGGCTTCGTAACTGTTTTAGATTTATAGTAATCTCCCCATGTGTGCATAAATCGCAAAGGTAGTTTGCATTGAACATGCATATATTCTATAATGTAAGAATTTAATTTATCAAAATCGTTTGAAGATCTAAATTTATTGTCTAATAAGTTTTCTTGAAAAAGTTTACTAATTAAAACATCAGGATTTATTTCAAATCCTTTAGGCATTTGAACCTTGCCTTTATATATGCTCGCCTCAAATAATTTTGTTTTCTCTATATTGTTCATACTTTCATCTTTCTACAATATATATATTAATTTTAATTAAATGTCTATATAAGTTCCTTGTTCAACACTCCATTGTTTTAAATCCCAGGATTGTCCGGACTCATTCCAAAAATAATCTTGCTCCGCATTAATTTGATCTGGCGTCAGGGTAGGTTTAGCTCCTAAGGGAGATTCCCATGAAGCTGTTGTTGTATTTTTTACCCAACTTGCATAAGGTTTTAAGGGCCAAAATATTTGATTTTCAGAATCCCAAGTAAATCCTATACCTGCATAATTTCCTCTAAAAGGTGTTCCATCTAACAAGTGTTGATTCGCTAGTGTATTGTAAGAAGTTTGAATCCATAAATTTGCTGGCCAATTATTATGTGTCTGTAAATAAGTTTGTCCAACAGATTCTGTTTCAACGCCTTCTGCGTTTTTACAGTCTTTATCCGCAAGCGTTAAAACTTGTAATACTATACTTTCTTCAGAGATTTTTGCAAAGTGTGCCATATTATTGAAACTTGTACCTTATAATCACTACTCCAGATCCACCAGCAGCTCCTGCTTGACTAGTACTGCTTCCGCCACCACCGCCACCACCTTTATTTGTGTCGCCAGCTTCTCCGCCACCAGCTCCTCCGCCACCAGGTCCCGCAGCTCCCGCGGGTGTAGGCGATGCTCCGCCACCTCCGCCGCCTCCAGCTCTTCCTACAGGGGATGCTGTAATACATGAAGTAGCTCCTGCTCCGCCGGCTCTTGTACCACTTCCCCCATTACCGCCGACTGCTGTGGCTCCTCCGCCTCCAGCTCCTGCTTGGGGGCCTCCTCCGGGTGGGTGTGATTCGCCACCATTACTTCCTTGTGGGGGTGATACAGGTGGTTGATTTCCTAGTCCTTTATGAGAAGCAGGGGGAGAAGGTGTTCCAATTCCTCCACCAGTTCCTCCAGCAGATCCACCTGGATTACCTGCTATTGGATAAGGATAATCTGCTCCTCCACCGCCTCCAGCAGAGGTTATTGAAAAAGCAACTGAATTTGATCCTGAATTTCCATTTCCTGGTGCAGCAGAACCTCCACCACCAACGGTGATTGGATATCCTTGTGCACATACTGGTGTAGCAGCTACACACGCACCTAGTGGTGAAACAGTATAACAACCAGAAGCTTGACCTCCTGATGCTCTGTATCCGCCGCCTCCGCCGCCTCCGCCGCCAACGGTAGATGCTGATCCACCTCCGCTGCCGCCGCCAGCGACTACTAAATAATCAACTGTGTATGAACCTGACTCACCTCCTGCACAACTTACGCAAAAAGTTCCTGGGCTGTTAAATGTATGTATTTTAAAATCTCCTGAAGTGGTTATACAGCCACCGGTTGCAGTTACAAATGCTGCTCCTGCTCCTCCTGCTCCAAAACCTAATACTTGATAACCAAAACCTCTAGTTTTTGGTCTTATATTTGTCTTTTTATTTCCTTTTATCTCAAGAGATTCAGGTTTAAATTCTTTCACGTATTCCTCCTATTATGCGTCGTTCGCTAAGTCCGTAGTGAAGAATAATCTGATTCCTAATACTCGTGCATCACCAGTAAAGGTATCACTACCGTCGGCCGCGTCTCTATATAGTTGAAAATAAGTTTGTTCTCCATCGCCAGCATTTGAAATCGTTACTGCGCCACTTTCTGAAGTAATTTGCTGGTCTTCGACTGTTCCTATACCTGCATCTGTGACTTCTACA